TTATGTACACAAGCTTCCCAAGGTACTCCCTTATCCTTCATGAACTGCGTCAAAGGGTCTTTAACATCTGAGCGCACTGTACGGATATAATACGCACTATGCCTAGCGTGTATACCAGAGGCTGAGTTAACAAGCTGTGATACTGTACCACTTGGCTTGACTGCTGTAATTGCCGTGCTTACTGGAACACCTAACTTAGCGGCCCACACTGCGTTAGTCTCTACAGACACCTTACGTAGATGCTCAAGCATCTCAGGTAGACCTTCGTTAGCTGAGGTAGTCAACGGGTTATCCATGATACCTGTCATACTCACACCTAACAAACGTTCCTCTTCAGTGTTATTGTTCCAAGCCTTACGTAAGTAAGGAAACTTAGTGTAGGTTGACTGTAGTGTACCTATAATGGTCGCCACAATAACCTTACGTTCTAAGTCTTCTAAGGTGTCTGTAGCTCGTACCACTACTTCACTTAAGTTGCAGAACTGGTATGGTCGTAATATGATCTCGCTACATGGGTTAGTCCCAAACTCATAGCTTGCATCCCTACGACCATTCTTAGCTGCTTGCTTCTGACTAGCTACGCGGTTAAAGATACCACGTTCACCTGTGCCACTCTCTACTAGACTTAGCCACTCGCGCATGAATGCAGTAGCATCAGGCTTCGTAGTATAGGCGACACTATTGTTAGCTAGGTTACGCTGTGCATTCTGCTCCCAATAGGCACCTGACTTAGCATGGCGCATACGGTCGTCACTTAGGTTACTTAAGCTTATCATTGCTGACCTACGGACTCCACCGACTACAACCACTTCACCTATCTTACACATAATGTCATGGCACTGTAGGCTAGTTAACTTCTCGCCCTTAGCTGCCTTGAAGGTTTCAATCACAAAGTTAAACAAGTCAATCAAAGGTGCTGGCCCTGAAGCACGACCACCAAAGGTCTTAAGTTTAGCTCCTGCTGGTCTAACGCCAGATACGTCCCACTGAGGTATGTCACCTGCGTAAAGGGTCATAATTAAGCGTCTAAGCGACTTAGCCCACCCCTCCTTACTATCGGCTACCTTTATCACTTCGTCAGTGTCAGTAAGCTCGTTGGGCACCTCAGGCAGCTTAGACACACTCTGTCGCTCTACACTAAAGCCTACACCTGTACCACAGAGCAGTATGAACATAGCTTCGTCAAATGAGCGTATGTCATCCACTGGTAAGTATGAACAATTATAGCCAGCTACGTTATCACGGTCAAAGGCCTTACCTGCTGACATCATAGCTCTCATGCTTGGCATAGTGTCTAGGTTAAGTATTGCTTCACGTATCATCTCAACTGTTTTAGTGTCGTCTATCTTAGGTGCCACTAGGTTGCTAATGTAGCGGTCTACTGTTTCACTCCAGCTTTCTCTACGGTTCTCTTTGTCTAACCACTTAGCGTAGCGTGACGTATGTATAAAAGCTTGGTAGTCTGTGGGAAAATTCATTATAAGTTTACCCCATTCTCAAGCTTCCACATAAAATAAATATCAGGGTGCATTAGTTCCTTCATTATCACTTCAATACTTACTACAGTGCGTAACATAGCTACGTAGTCTTCCGCATCTAGGTAAGACTCAATGGAGTGCTGTGTTAGCTCTGCCTTGATGTCTGCGTGTAGTTGGTCTAAACACGTTACACCTACCTGTTCTACTTGTACTTCATTTAATTTAATTTTCATTTTGCTTCTCTCTTTGGTTCAGGTTAGTGTATTTTGTTTTCATGCTTCTTTAGTTCATAGTCTACAATATCTATAGTTTCTATCATCAGCTTATCTTGTACTGCATCAAGTAGCTGGTTGTAAGCAGAGTCAAAGGCGTCCTCCTCATTCTCTGCAACTAAAGTTACTGTAGTAGTTACTTCACATACGAGGTTAACTTTATACTCTGCTAACATTACTAGTCCTCCCAAATGGTTCCACGTTGATAATACTGTATAGCTGTGTTTAGGTCACAGTCAAAACCTTCCATAATACAATAAAACGCTTCCATAAACATCATGCTTCAAATAACTCCTTATATGCTGAGTCGCCACTATTGGCCCCCATAACTGACCCTACTAGGTTACCATCTGTGTCATAACGTGTCAACACTGGTACACCTCGGAAGCCTAAACTAATTACAGCCTCACGATTTGCTGGTACGTTTACATTAGCTTCCTCATAACTTGTGAGACCTAAGCCCTCTAAGCGTCCTTTTAAGGTGACGCATGCAGGGCAATTAGAACTTGTGTACAACTTAACTGTCATTGCTCATACTCTCCCGTTCTCAGTAATGTTGTTAACTCCACGGCCCTTTGGCCTACCTGACTTGACCACCTGCTATCCATAAACTCATCGGCACATAGCTCCCAGTTCTGATCTTCAGCGGCTGCTAGTGCTTTCTTGAACTTAAGGAACCTAGGCAGACCTAAGTTGAAACAAATGTTAACTAAAGCGTCCATACGTTCCCACTCAATGTGCTCAACCCACGGAATAGAGTTTACCAGCTCCTGCTCCACCCTGTCAACATCATTTTGCAATAAATATGTTATCTCTTGTGGGCTAAGACCTAAGCCGCCTACAGGGTCAATGTTCCTTCCGACTCCTATCGTAAGCTTGCCTACAGTGTCCGTGTAAGCGTGAGTCTCAACGCCTTCGTGCTTCATAAGCATGTCCAATAACGCGCTCATTGGTTACCATCCTTATCAATAGGCTCAAAGGTGAACTGCGTTTGTAATACGTCTAAGGCGTCTTCAGTAGCTTCCTCTATAAGTAGATCAATGTAGTGCCTTGCTTTACGTAAGTCCTCTACACCATTCTTACTCCTCCAGCGGCTTATATATTTAACTACATTAGCCTCACAGTAGGACATGTTGTTAGCCATTATGAACTCTAGTGGCTGTATCTTCATCAGTTTGTAGTGGTCACCGCCCACCTGTGTTTCAATTGCCTTCATAAGTTGTTTTCCTCTTCAGTATTTCCTAGCCAGCTAATAAGCTCATCAGTGTGTACCTCTCGTTGACTAGCTATGGTTGCATAGGCACGTATGACATGGAGCATTAGGTCATCTTTAGTCATGTCCCCAATTCTGTGCCCATACAGTTTACTATTCTTAGCTTCCTCAAGCTCCTTAAGTCTAGTCATTCATAGCGCCCTCAAATAGTGACATGTGCTTAATAATTTGATCTTCGTAACGGTCAACTAAAGACTCTGCATCAATGCCTAGGATTTCACATAGCATGTCAACATCATAGTTGTTTAGTATCTGTTCCTTTAGTTCTTCGTAGGTAGACATTTTAAATGCTCCATTAGTTCATCTATTGTTTTCATAGTAAAGTGTGCTAAACCTTCCTTCTCACACCACTGCCCTAGGTTCATCTTAGAACCTTTCCTGAGGCGCTTACGTGAGTCAGTGAATACAAAGATCAAAGGCCTGTCAATTTCATCCCTTATAGCCTTATACTTCTGTGTATCACCAACCCTAAAGAAGCCCTTGCATTCTATCATGGCTCCAGTGCGCTTGTCAATGAAGTCAGGCACATATTTCTTTTTAATGATGTAAGGTATCCTATAAGGTTCATATAAAAAGTCTTCCTCAGGTACCGCAGCATCAAAGGCACTCTCTAGGCCTGACCTAAATTTCTTCTCTTTAAGCATCCAAAGTCTCCTCTATAGTTAAGCGTTTAAAGCCGTCCCATGTACGCCTCATGTACAACAGGTTCCAACAGACCTCAAGCCTATCATGCCAGTCCTCAGGGTGCTTCTCTTTCCATGCTTCCCTCACGACTTCCAATAGGCGGCCCGTAGGCACATCAGCTAGAAGCTTCTCAGCTTTCTTAGGCCCAATACCTTTGATGCCTTTGATATGGTCTGTGGCGTCACCAGTAAGCATTTGGATACACATCTTATAGTAGCCTTCATGCTCATCAATGTAATACAATTTCTTCTTAGTGAAATTATAATGCCAACCCTCAACCATGTCAATGTCTTTATCAATATGAGCTATAACATAATGCTCACCAGCCTCCATAGCCTCTTGCGCCCATATTGAAACAACATCGTCAGCCTCACAGTTATCAGACTTGTGATGACCTAGTGACCAAGCATACTTCGTTAAAGCGTCACGCCTCTTACCTACCGCAGGGTCTGCCTTAGCCTTAGCTGCATCACTAACACGCTGCCCTTTGTAGTCTTCGGCTACATCAAAACGAAAGTTACCTACACCTTTGACGGCTACGGATACTTCATCACTTGCTGTGTCCCACTGTATGTCCTCTATGGCCTTGTCGTAATACTTCTTGCCTTGAGCTACACTACTAGAGGTAACTGCAATGCGGTAGATAATACTATCAGCATCTACAAAGCACTTCTGGAAGGGCATCCCTTTATTTTGTTTACTCATAGCGCCTCAATGCAGTTCACTGCTATCGTTAGGTCAACCTTAAACCACTCATTCTTTCTATCTTTACTCAAGGCCTCAAGTGCCTTATGTGCCTTAAGTTCCGCAGTGTGTCGGTTCTCAGTTACGACACTATGGTGCAGCTCGTAAGCTCTAAAAGGGTCACTTGTTTGGTAATTCTTCAGACGGTCTTCGGCATCCCCTGCTTTACCTACCTTAACCCACTCAGGCCAAGCCGCATTAGTAATTAAGTAAACATCACCTTTAGTGGTTCTGTTGTAGTTAGTGAAGGAACTAAACGCTGCATCGTTGAATGAAGTATAGCGTCCTGCTTTCCACAATGGATGAGACTGTGGTACATACTTACCATCGACATACATACGGTTCTTATTGTTTACTTTGTAAGCCTCCACGCTACTGTCTTTGTAACCTAAGTACCATTTCTTTCTGTATGCTACTTGTTCTTCTTTAGTCTTCATAACTTCTCCTAGTGGGTTTCTGCCCAATTGTTGCCTATATTAAACTCACCTGCCAAAGGGCACCTAAGTTTAAAATGGTTACCTGCGGCTTCTATACAGCTAGCCGCCAATGAGCCAAACCTTGCAGCCTGACTTTCCTTTACTTCTACCTGAAATTCATCGTGTATGTTGCCAATGAACTTGTAGTCTAAGCCCCATCGTGTCGCATAGTCATCTAAGATAACTAATGCCTGCTTCATTACTAAAGCACCTGCTGACTGTAGTAGCGAGTTAAGTGCCGCATGTTCTGACCTGATGAACACTTTACGTCCATCTAAGCCTGTTATGTAGCCCTTAGCTGCTGACTGTGCAACGTTCTCCTTAAGCTCTGCAAGTGCTGGCGTGGCCTTAAGGAACTGCTCCTTGAGACGCTTACCCTGCTTACGTCCTCCTCCAACGAGTGAACCTATTTTCTCATCACCTGCGCCATACAAGTAGGCATATATGAAATGTTTTGCTTGGTTACGTGTCTCAAGGCCTGCCGCCATTTGGTTAGCAGTATGGATGTCACCTGTAAGTATAGTATTAGTATACTCAGTGTCATTCATGTAATGAGCTAGCATACGTAACTCCAGACCACTGGCGTCTATACCTACGAGCTTGTAGCCCTTAGGCACAATCCAACATGCTCTACACTCAGGCCCATACAGGCTATTACTTGAGGGCACTTGAGCTAAGTTAGGCTTACTGTGCGTCATACGTCCCGTTACTGCGCCATTAGTGTTCACATACCCGTGAACTCTCTGCGTGCTTTCGTCTATAGCTTCAAGCCAACTAGACACTTGAGCAATACGCTTGCCTACCAATAGATAAGAAGCTATCAAGGAGGCCTCAGGGATGCCCTTCACGGCCTTAAGTATCTCTTCTGATACTATCGCATGCCCTGTCTCTGTAAACGTCTGTGGCCTCCAACCAAAGTGCTTTAAGTATCTACCTATCTGCTGTCGTGAACCTAAGTTAAAAACAGGCCAGTCAATACGTGAGAATGGGCCGCCTACAGTAGTCCAATGGTCGCCTAAGAACTTAAGGCCTACTATACTTGTGCTTCCGTCCTTCTTGATCTTTGGTGTAACCTCCTTAATAAACGTAGGTAGCGGCTTAAAGACTCTCTGCACCTCCTCCTCTAGGTTGTAAGACTCTTCTTTAAGCTCTGCCACTAAGTCCCTAGCTTTAGGTTGGTCTAAAAGCCAGCCGTTCCGTATTTGTTTTTGTATAATATTTTGTACGTTATGCTCAAGTATGCTGCTTTCGTTTCCAAAACTATCAAGCTCGGATACGAGTGCTTTGTATACGTGTTCATTAACGCTAACGTCTTGCTGACAATACTCCACCATTTCAGGCGTATACTGCGTCCAGTCTTCATAAGTTCCTTTAGGATAGCCAAGTTGTTCTCCCCAATATGCTAGTGAGTGTCCGTCCCGTTGTGGGTTGGCTAGTCTTGACATAACCAAGGTGTCTGTGATCTTTAGGCCGCTAAAGTCGGTACCTAATAGACGCTCACACGCTGGTATGTCGTAGCCAATAATATTATGTCCTATTACCTCCCCTGCTTCTTTAATTGCTTTGTTAAAGGCGCCCCATTGGCCCTTAACGTATGTGGTTACAGCACCAGAGTCAATATCCTTGGTGACAATGACCCATACTTGTGTTGGCGCGAGGCCGTCTGTTTCAATGTCGAATACTAACCTAGTCATTACCTGCCCCTTAGACCATTAAGCCTATAATTGATATTGTTACTAATATTACGACAAAACCACCAGCCACTATAGCCAGACTACTGCTGTCTTTTTGTTCTTCTAGTTGGTTAAAAATATCACCCAGTTTCATTCGTCGTCCTCACTCCAGTCTGTTAATAAGCCTACAGCCACAATCGTAGCCACTAGCATTGATACCACTACTATCATAAATATCATAAGGCTTGCATCTTTAAGCTTAACCTTAATGGCCCTGCTAAACGTTGCTCTAACCAAGTAGCTGAGATACCTGCACTCTCAGTAAAGTCTTCCGCAGCATCAAACTTAAACAAGGCTAGATCATCTTGTGATAATATTAGAAACGTATCAAAAGTAGTCCAGTTAGTAATTATATACTGCAAGTGTATCTTATAACCCATGTTAAAGTTATATATAGAGTCCAGCGTTGCTAGTGACTGGCCTTGCCTCATACCTTCGGTCATGGTGCCCTTGCTTTTAGTCCATGCCACATGGAACCCAAGTAAGCCTTGTATATCCTTATAGGCTGCCCCTTGTGTAGCTACAGCACAAGCACTAAGGCAATATTGGTCAGGCGCTATGTAGACTGTAACACCATAGTCACTAAATAGATAGCCTAATTTATAAGCTTCAATAGCCACACCGCCTCTTGATGATAGGCTAATTCTACGAACCTTTGTGTTCTTTAGTATCACCTCCAGTCGGTCTGCGTCACCTTGCGCTACAGTTCCCTCATAAAAAATAGTGTCTGCATTTTGTGTTATCTTAGCGGCTTGTGTAGTCATAGCCATGAATACCAGCATTGTCGATACAATTAGTTTACGCATATTATTACTCTCTAGTTATCAAGTTAAGATGCTATATTATACTACTTTCTTTTAAAAGTCAACATGTGATGTTGCTTTCTTTAGTTCAGGCGGTACAGTAGATACCAACCTGCTTGTATCGTTCTCATAAAAGAGCCAACCTGCAACACCTGTCCTACCTGTTCGCCTACACTTCACAAGCTGTACCTGTGTACAGTTACGTGCGTATGCGTCTTCGGTCATCTTATCCCTAGACAATAGGATAGTATTAAAAGCTATCTGGTTAATACTTCCGCTCCCTTTAAGATCATACTCACCTATGTCGTGGGGGTCTTTAGCATTAGGTTTACGCATGTGGCTGACAATGATAATAGAAACTCCAGTATTCTTAGCCAACTTCAAACACTTGTCCATAAACTCATCTATAATGCCGTTGTCGTTACTGGTAACAGCGGCTTGTAATGGGTCTAAGATAATAATATCACAGTCTAAGCCTTTAACCAAGTACTGCATTTTAGCAAACAATTCATCAGCACCTAGGGCACCTTGGTGGTCTAAGATGTGCAACTTATCACTCTTTGCTAGTTCATCATACTTCTCATGGTAAAGGTTGTAGTCTCGTGACTCTGTAGGCACATCAGCAATGTTGACGCCCATGTAGACTGACAATAGCTTCTCTACTGTCTCACCTACGTCTGCCTCTAGGAATACACAGCCTATCTTCTTGGCTGACTCCTGATACATGCCGTGTACTAGGTTGTATACCATAGTTGACTTGCCTATTGACGTTAGTGCGCCAATTACAGTTACCTCACCAGCCGCAATGCCACCATTCATCATAGCATTGAGTGAACCAAAGGACGCTGGTAGCGGTGTGACTTCCTCTGTGCCACGCTTTAGAAACTTATCCCAAACTTCGGTGTCACCTAGGCTGACTACGCCCTCAGGTTTGAAGACCTTAGCGTCCCAAAAGCATTTAGTAAAGTCGCGTACCTTGTTTGCCTTGAGCATCTCACCAGCGTCTTTAAGCGGTAACGTGCATACCTTAGCTTTGCGAGGGCTAAAGAGGGGCATAACGTCTTGAGCTGCCTTGATGCCGTGTTCATCATTATCAAAGCATATTACTACGCTGTCAAATGTTTCTAGATATTCTAAGCTGGCCTTGATGTCCTTAACTGCGCTCTTGGCGCCTCCTCTTATGCTGACCGCAGGAAAGCCTCCATTCATTTCAAAGGCCGCCATAGCATCAATTTCGCCCTCTGTTACTGTAATATACTTACCACCAGCTGCAAAGGTTTGTTGACCAAATAAGCCAGCCTCTTGCATATCGCCAGTAGCGTAAAAATCCTTGCTGGCTACTGTTCTAACTTTTGTACCAACTACTTTAGTTCCTGCTTGGTCATGATACGGGTAATGATGTTTGCTTATGTTACCGCTTGTGTCATGCTCAACTGTAACGCCATAACGCTTTGCTGTGTCAAGGCTGATACGCCTGTCTTGAATTGCTGATATTGTTCCTGTCATTTCTAACGGCCTTGTCTTTGGTTTGCTTGAGTGGCTTGGGTTACCATCGCCATGTATGTAGTGGTCACAGCTAAAGCATACCGCATGGTTGTCACTGTAGCGGCTCAGTGCATCACTGGAGCCACAAGCAGGGCATGGTTCGTGCTGTACAAAGTGGCTCTCTGTGAATGCTTTAGCCATTGTCTTGCTCCTTCACCCATTTATGGCCTAGTATCAAATGCTGCGTCATTCGCCAGAACCAATTTGGTTCTTTACCCACTAATGGTCGGTAGGTAATGCCGTGGCCTCCGTTACCCCCAAATATGTGACACGTCCACTCGGAATATTCATGTAGTTTAAATACATTTTGTATCTTGTGTTCATTCATTGTCTTGCTCCTTTAAGTAGTTGTTTAGGTCTAGTTTTGCCTTAAGCCAAGGAGCATAAGCATCCGCAGCTGCATCCCAAGCATCATCAGCAGCATCCCAAGCAGCATCATAAGCAGCCTTAGTATCTACAACCGCTTTCTCTAATGTTTCCAGTTCAGTCATTTGTCTTGCTCCCAAGGCATCACATAACCATCAGCTAGTCCGAGGACTTCAAAGGCTATGATGTCTGATGGCTTATAATTCCACGCCCAATATAGTCCGTTTCCACTAGCAATTGGTCTAACAGACTCACTACCACCACGATACCAAACCTTAACCATAAACCCTTCAGGCAATGGACACTCACCGCCTTGCCAAGCGTGTATGTGATTCATGCGTGGGCGGCATTGCTCGAAGTAATCACCTAACTTTGTACCATAGAGGCTTTCTTGGTAGAGACCTTTGTCGGCTTTACTAACGTGCCATTTCTTATCACAGCTATCCTTAAACTCACAATCAATCTGACTATCAATCAACACTGACAGGCCGATGACTTTCTTTGTTGGCTCACATCTTTCTTTACACCATTTCTCGAAGTTTGGGGATAACACTGCTGAATCTAAAGTAGCTACGTAATCTCCATAGTCTTTCATGTCTTGTGCTGTGAATGTACTTTCTGTGTAATTCGTCATTTATAAGCTCCTGTGCTTCGTCCTGAGGTACCTAGTGCCACTGGGGAATAGCAACACTAGGGGTAACTTTAGGAGGCCTTATATAGCCTCCTGTGGCTTAGGTGCTAGAAGTCCCCATCTGTGGCGGAGTCTGCTAGTTCAACAACGCGCACCTTATCAAGGTATGGTGTGATACCATGTACTGGATGCTCCTGACCAAGTGAATATTGAACCCGTACCGTTGAGCCTCGTGTGACGTTACCCATGAATTCATCCCCGTTAAGCTCATAGATTGGTACATCAAATTTGGAGGCAAACTTACGTTGCTTGCTACCTTCATAGGTGCGTAGCTTCACACCTTGAGACTCCATTTTAGCTGTGTTTTCATCGTCTAATGTTAAGACTACCGAATACTTCCCAGTGGACGTGCCATTATATACTTCATGCTCTGACAAATTAACGAATGCGACTGTACCTGTAATTACTGACATATTAACTTCCTTTATTTACTTTAGATTGTCTATTATGACCCAAATAGGTCTATTTACTACTTCTTACTTAAGTGTACTTAAGACACTTTAGTTAGATACTTTAATAATTCATAATGTACTTACTTAAGACTCTTAAGACACTTAAGTAAGCTTTTAATTATTCATTATGTATTAAACTTAATGATTGTTCTTTGTTCTTATGGTAATTATAACATTATCCCTAAGAACTGTCAAGCTATATTAACTAATTAATTTATGTTGTTAAACATATCGTATTTATAGTCCTCTACTTCTGCCTTGAGCAACTCATACATCCATGTTGGTACTTGCTCAGTAGAGCGCCAGTCATTAGCGTCAAACAGTACAGCCTCAGCATAAAAGTCTTCAACAATTACATCACCATTAGTTGAGTCAAGCCTATATTCCACTTCAAAGCTTATCAACTGCTCACCCATGAAGCCTATTGCTATTTCTTGCTCGTATGTTGCTTGTGCCATGTGCCTAACTCCTGTCTTTAGTGTCCTAGGTGCCGTATGCGCCTTGGGTATGTGTCTATAATAACACGCTGCGCTTAAGTGTCAACCTTTATTTTAACTTATTTTAATTTATTGTAGCCAAGGTGATATTTGTTCACCATTGTTAAATTCCACATCGAAATCACTAGCATCTATATCATAGTTATGTGCCGCACGTTCTGACACTGAGTAACAACGTCCACATAGGTCTATAAAGTCACCTGTATCAGCCTCTTTGCGGCTTAGTTCACCATCGTTTAGTATTGTGTTACAGCTTTTGCATCTCATGGTAATTCTCTCTTTAGTTAATTGTGAATAGTATAATTAGTAGGTCTATTAAGGCATCTAGTAAATCAATCACTATCGACAGTCTTTAGGAATGGTATAGGGCTAGGAGCGACATCACTAACGCTGCGTATATCAGACCAATGCCCACCCACTCCACCACCTTTGACTGAAAGCCAACGTAGTTCAGTAGTATGACCAATAAGACCGTCAAGAGAATCAGGTACATAAGATAGGAAACAGCTAATAGGTAGTCCACGGACTTTCTCTCCTTGTGCTGGTTTAATTAGTAAGTATAAGGCTCAATAACTACATAATATATCAATGTTGACCACAATACAACCCCTGTGGCGTATAAAAGTAAATCATCTAGCTTAAACATTGTTAACCCCTTCTGGCCGTGTATGGTATTCTTTGCCATAACTTAAGGCAGCCTCTAGTAGGTCTAGGTCTATTTCCGCATGACCTGCCATGTCTATAGTGGTCATAAAATCCTCTTGGTACTCAAGGTACATGGTTTCCAATTGGTCGCCTGCCGTGTCATTAGTGTGTAATAGGTATTGCATACAAATTGTGCTTAATTCTTGGTTAGTCATCAGTATTGCTCCTTTATCCTTTAGTGTCCTAGGTGCCTTGTGCGCCTTGGGCATGTGTCTATAATAACATGGTTGACTTAAGTGTCAACCCCTAATTCAATTCATTTGACATCCACTCAGCAAACTTAAACTCATCGCAAGGGTGCCCATAGGCTGTCCCGTTGACCAATGGCGTATATGTGATCTTATCACCTTCTGTGGTATCCTCTAAGCCTATCATAAGCAATCCGTTGGCCTCTAGGTTACTTAGAGACTTAGGTAGGTTCAAGGTGTCCTCAGGGACGCTAGGGCGCATATTAGCCAATGTGATATGGTGGTTGCTATAACTCAATACTAACAAGCTATTAAAAAGGTTCTTATCTTGTGCGGTCAAAGTTTTCATTTTGCCTCCCAGCATTTTTTCTCTAGTTGGTAGTATGGGTATTCTAGCAATCCAGCATCATCGGTATAATAATGACTCTCAATCATAGACCTAGCTTCATTAATTGACACCTTAGCAATACCAGCTAGGTTGCCTAGGTTTAGGTCGCTATTGTTTAAATGTATCTCAATTAGTTCATGGTTTAGCATTGTAATTCTCCAGTGTCCTAGGTGCCTTATGCGCCTTGGGTATGTGTCTATAATAACAGGTTGTACCGAGGTGTCAACCTTTAATTTGTTTCATTTGAATAAATACTTTGATAAGTAATATAAGCGACTATAACAAACCATGCAGCAACAGGGTTCAATAAAGGCTCCCATAGTAGGTCATAGGGCAGGTACGCTAAACCAATGACATACAGAATGGTGAATATAGATACCATTACAAACCAAGCAAATATAGAGGCTAACATTATAGACCACCTTCAAACATAACAACAACCATAATATATACACTCCACGCGCCTATGGCAGCGCCTACGGCATTTACGGCTACACTTGTTAACATGGCGTTGCGTTTGGCCTTTAGCGCCTTAGCCTTGACTGCTGCGGTGCGCTTGAATGGGCTAGTCTTAAAGTCTTGCATTATCATGCCGCTATCCTCTGGTTGATTGCGTTAGAGCTGGCTTTTTGAGTTGGTTGGCCATCATAGAAGCGTTGCTTTATATCCCTTTGGAGTAACCAGTAGCCCGTGGCTTGGTACATAGCTCTTTGCATATCCAAGCCCAGTGTTACGCCATAGTGTAGGTGATATAGCTTAACACCGTTGTTTTTACCTATCAGCTTAATGTAGGAGGGGTATATATAGAACATATAATAACCCTCATCTTTATATAACCTAACCATATAGACTGCTTCGTGTATCTCTTTAGGGTGCTTTCGTAGTAGTTCATGCTCCGCAGCAGTTAGTTCGTTATCAATCATATATTTATGCATAATATTAACTCCAATTTAGAATTGTTGGATAACCAAGCCGCCATTGGCTAGCTCAAGTACCGTTGTGTTGTCCTGTAGCTCACCAAGGCTTTCAATATAACAGTAGTCCCCTTGTAACTCTTCTAATGAGGAGTATTCTGCAAAGTCACAACAAATGGCTATTACGTCTAGCTCTATTGGTTCGCCTATGTCATCTGACAAGTCATCAAGATAAGTGTATAAGGCCTCTAGTGCGTCATAGCTAAAGTCGTCAGGACTCATTGCGTTGAAAGCATTGTGAAAGTCATATGTTGATACGTTTGAAATGATCATAGTCTGTATTCCTTTAGTGTCCTAGGTGCCTTATGCGCCTTGGGTATGTGTCTATAATAACAGGTCACACCTAAGATGCAACACTTATTTACAATTAATTTAACATTAGTTTATAGACACTATATATAAGGAACGCATGCGCGAATAGCATACCTTTGTACCCTGTGTCAAGCCCTGTGTTTACCTGTGTGTCTTGTGTTCCTTATGTTGCCCTAAGACGTACAAGAATGGGCCAGAGGCAGGCACTTAGGCATACACATGTCAACATATTCAACTTCAGTGACTATCGACACCAATGTAGTCACGCTTGCTTATGTGCCCAGAGTGTGCATCAGACACCCAAGGCACTTGAGTTATCCCCAAGGCACTTGAGTTATCCCCAAGTTATACATGGAACTTAGCGGTAGTTACTTGGGTGTGACTCAAGGCCTGTGGTTGCCTGTGGTTGCCTGTGGATAACCCATGTATAACTCAAGTATCCGTGGATAACCTGTGTCTAACCTGTGTCTAACCTGTGCATAACCCAAGAACCTGTGGATAACTTAGGGGGCGGGGGAGGGAAGGCTGCGTAGCTTTACCTGTGGCTCCCTCAGGCACATAAAATAGGGTAATTCTCGATGCCCAAGGCACCTAAGACACCTAAGAAACTAAAGAAAGGCTAACATGGGGAACATGAGTTAAGCCCTTGATAACACAGGACAAACACTAGACCCCACTAATGACGTATAATGGCTCTAATGTGTACATAAGTACCTTGAGTGTAACTTAAGGCTCTTAGGTGAGCTAATGATGACCACAGTTATGACCATAGCTCTAAGGTTTAAAGTGTCTAAAGTGTCTTAAGTAAGCTTATTTGTAATTCTTTTAGTTATTTACATAATATAGCTTTACTTTTAGTCTTAAATGTGCTATAATATACCTATAGTATAGAGAGTTACTTTAGAAGCTTTACTTCTTCTCTTTGTTTATAATTAAAGTATCTGCTCTCAGCTACTTAAGTAATTAAGACACTTAAGTAGTCTTCAAGGCCATAGCTATATCATGGATTCTGAACACGGCTTAAGTAGGTGTTTGGTCAATAACAGTAGGTCTACACTTAAGACACTTAAGTAGCCTAAAGCAACCCACAAAGGATAATTGCAATGTCAGATATTAAAGAACATCCCTATGGCGTCCATGAGGACGGCACACCTCTCACCAAGAGTGGTAGAAGAAACAAGAATTACATGCCCTCGACATCCACTAAGCGTAAGGGTAGGCCACCAGCAGCGACACTTAAGAAACCCAAAGGAATTATAGGCCGACCTAAGGGTGACGCAGCTATTATCAATGAATATAAGTCTAGAATGCTAGCTAGCCCTCAGTCAGCCAAAGTGCTTGAGGCTATCTTTAAAGCAGCTCTAGATGATGAACACAAGCACCAAGCTAGTGCATGGAAATTAGTCATGGACAGGGTGGCACCTACAGCAGCCTTTGAACAAGAAGTTGTTAAGGGTGGCGGCAAGAGTGCTATCCAGATCAACATTACTGGTATCGGCTCCACAAGTGTCTCAAGCACTGAGCCACAAGACGATGACGATATCACTGACGCTACATACGAGGTTGTATAATGTCTGACTTAAGTATAGAACTCTTAGAATGGCAAAAGAAAGTATGGGCCGACCAGACGCGCTTTAAAGTAGTAGCCGCAGGACGAAGGTGTGGTAAGTCACGCCTAGCTGCTTGGCTTCTTATAGTCAATGCCTTACAAGCTACTCTCCCCAACTCACATGTGTTCTACGTTGCTCCTACTCAGGGTCAGGCTAGAGACATCCTATGGAAGCTCCTACTTGAACTAGGCGCACCAGTCATCTCACAAGCTCATATAAACAACATGCAGATCACCCTAGTCAATGGCTCAACTATCTCCCTTAAGGGTGCTGACAGGCCTGACACGATGCGTGGTGTCTCCTTGAAGTATCTCGTAATGGACGAGTATGGCGACATGAAGCCTGAAGTATTTGAGGAAATCTTAAGACCTGCATTAGCTGACCAAAAGGGTGGCTGCTTATTCATAGGCACACCTAAGGGTCGTAACCACTTCTATGAACTATATAAGTATGCTGAGTTAAGTGGTGATGATGATATAACTTTCGCTGCATGGCACTTCACAAGTTATGACAATGAAATGTTAGACCCTGATGAAATCAACAGTGCTAAAAAGAGTATGTCTACTCATGCCTTTCAACAAGAGTTTATGGCTTCCTTTAAGAACCAAGGCTCTGAGATGTTTAAAGAGGATTGGCTTAACTTCGGCTCTAAACCTGAAGGCGAAGGTGACTACTATATAGCAATTGACTTAGCTGGCTTCCAAGATGTTTCTAAAGCAAAAGGTAACACCTCACGCTTAGACCAATCAGCCATATCTATTGTATGGGTGTCAGAAGAAGGTTGGTTCGTTGAGGACATCGTATATGGTCGCTGGACTCTAGATGAGACAGCTAATAAAATATTTGATGTCGTAAAGACTTATAAACCTCTAAGCATTGGCATAGAGAAAGGTATCTCCAAGCAGGCTGTTATGTCTCCCCTAATGGATAGGATGAAACGACAGAATACTTACTTCCGTGTAGAGGAGTTAACACACGGCAACCAAAAGAAGACTGACCGCATAATGTGGGCTTTACAAGA